TGTAGAAACGTCCATATATACGAATAGGATTCAAACTTTAACACTGACCGGCGGTCATCTACGATGACCTTAAAACTTCGTGCGGACCCATGCGGCGTTCTTGAGCACGGTTCTTTGTGCCGTCGGCGACGTACGCTTGAGGTAACGCGCCAGAATCTGGAGGCGACGGAACACCGCCAGAGGTGAGTTGCTCTTCATGGCAAAGGTCAGCGACTTGTAACGGTTTGGTAGGTTGGCGGACACAGTGTAGCCGTACAGCTTGCCCGGGGACAGGGGTGGAAGCGTGTACGGTCCCTTGCCTGGAAGACCGCGGTTGACGACACGAGCAGATTTGACGCGGACTGTGCCACCTGAAATACGACGCGTGTAGGCACGGTGATTAGGGCTGGCTGGGACGCGTATCGTTCGTGGCTTGCGACGGAACGTGTACGCACGACGAAGGATGGTTGGCATTGTTACTCTTGAGGGACATTTTTTTCTTCTTACGTACAAGTATGTTGACTGTGGCTCAGAAGAACTTTCTGCGTAACAAAGGCGTGAACTATGCTCTAGCAGAGCTCCTCGGGAATGTAAGACAGCGTCGCTATGAGCGTGAATCTTCAGCAAAAGTGTTGAGAAGTTATAGAAATTACCAGCGAACCAAGAATGAATACAACGCTGTGTTTAAAAAATCTGTTAATATGGGTTTGAACGTTAGGCACCAAGTTATGCGACTGAAACGTATTCCTGCACATCAAGCAACTTTGTTTCATGGAGCAGGTAACGTGAATCATTCTACGCTTCGTAACAGAATTCAGGCTCTTCCGAGAAATGTCCCAAAGACTGTCAACATGAAAGAGTTTGTTCGGCGTCTGAATGCATTCGAGGCTGTGAAACCGAATATTCGTAAGAGCACAGAAGCATACAAAGACGCAGTGTTGAACTTTATACGTGTTATGGCTCCTTTTGGTTTCAATACATCAAGATTCAACGCAGATCAACTCACTAAGTATGCTAATTTTCTCGCTAAAAATCTCAAGTACGAAAAGGGCAAAGTCATCGGTCGCATCACAGGAAATCGTGCCACGAATCCAAACACAGCTATCGGTCGTCGAACCATCATGAAAAAGTATCCAGGTAACTAAAAAAACGGACGCACTGTCCTGTAATGAAGTATGTCGTCGGTGATTTCGAGTCAACCGCTCAAAAGATTATACACTCGATCAGCTTCGCCCCTGTGAACGTCACTGAGAAAAAGACGTGGGTATCACACGGACGCAACCAAAATCCAGAGTACCGAAAGAATCGGTCGGTGACACACGGTGAGTTGCGAACCATCTTCATCAAAGAGGCGCTCGATGACCCGCTCATCGCTGAGAATGATCGCGTCCAAGCAAAGCTCGGTCGGACGATCATCCACGGACAAGAGGCGGTTGTTCTTCCGTTTCGCGACGCCCTGTGTGAGTTTATGCACTGTGTATGGGAGCATGGGGATGGTAACTGGCTCGCACACGCGATGGATAATGAGCTTGAAATTCTGCAGGTGACGGATGCACACTTCAAGACGGGTCTGTTTCCGAAGCCACTCCGGGCGTTTCCAGACTGTTCGACAATTCCCGGATGGTCAAAGATCGCCAAGGTCTGTTCGCAGCACGTGCTCACGACGCGGTGTCCCGAATTTTTCAAACAGTACGAGGCGTGGATAACGATGAATGGGTGGACGCCAGCAAAGTTTTCGTCTCGGCTCGAGGATTTTGTTCGGTTTGTTCGGGACGATCGGGAGTACTCTCAACAGCACATTGCTCCGTGTGACGTGGTTGATCTGTGTGAGGTTCTTGCGGCGGCGAACCCTCTCCTAGATGGAAAGTCGTATATGATTTCGACACCTGTGTATGCGTGGAGTGGTACCCAAACGAAAACAGTTTCAGCTTCGTCTCTGTAGAAACTCCAAAATCAAACAACTCAAAGTTGGACATGTCGACGTCGACAGTGGGGTATGTGTATCGTGGTCTCAGACACATCGTCGTGTTCAATATACTCATGATGTACGACTTGAGATTGCGTGTGTCATATTCGACTGATTCCTTTGACCACATGGATCTCATCGTCTTGACGTCCGCCTTTCCTACAAAAATTCCACCCGGTGTCTCTTCCATCGTACCACCGTCAATGTACCGGCGTCCCTGATGTTCCACGGACGCAAATAGAAACGGTACGGCGATGGTCATGCACAGGGCATCCACCACAGACATGTTCGGTGTCGAGTCGCACGAAAAGTATTCGGTACGCGCCAAGTTGACACAGTATGCGCTGATGTGTATTTTGGGCATCGTCGGACGAAGGGCTTGGAACTCGCGAAACGTCAAATCTTCTTTGCTGAAAAAGACGCGAATGATGTCAATGATGACTGTTCGAATCTTCTTTTGACTGACGAGTCCGAAATGTTTCAGAAACTGGCGGATATTGGGTTTCATGATATCCTTTATCGGAATGTCCAGCGAGTAATCAAGGATGGTTTTGATGTTCCCTTCGGCAACGACGTAGAAAAAGGCGAGGAGCCCACCGGCACTCGCCCCTGAAATGTCTTCGAGATTGTCAAGTTCGTGACAATCTCGAAGGGCGCCCATCGCGCCAAGAAATGCAAAATATGCCATCGCACCTGGTCCAATTGCCAGATGTTTCATTAGTGTGTCAGTGAGTGTTTACTTTAGGCTCAGCATATAAAGTGTCGAACGTACCAGTGCAGTAATCTCATCTTGGATGTTCTTCAGGTACGAGTCTCGTGGGAGGCGCATGCGGCGAAGCTGTGTCAGAAGCGAACGGAAATACAGTTTTGGGTTGCGGGCAATCGTGCGGCGGCCGACGATGATGCGGCGGAAGCGACCATACTTACCCATGTATGCCTCGGCGTAACTGTCAAACAAAGGCACAATGCCTTCATAGTACGCCTGAAGCGCCTTGTGCTGCGCGAACGAATTTGTCGTCAAATGGAAGGCGTGTGCCTGGGTACGAGAATTCATAAGAAGACCGACGTACTTCTGACCGTTCATTCTTAATAGTAGGCTGCGAAATTCTTACGCATGAAGGAGAACACCAGGGCGAAGACCAGCGTGTGCACGCCCACCGCCAGGAGGGAAGACTGACCGGACATAAAGACACCCTTGCTGGCTGGGGGGATCGTCAGAAGGACGCCTGGAGTCAGGAGCACGAACAGGATGGCGGGCACGATCAGGTCAGCTGGGCGCAGGGACACCTTGAGCACAAACTTGGCAATCAGGTAGTACACCAGTGACAGAACCAGGGCGTGTACCAGCACTGGGCTGGGGCCCACGCGCAGGAGCAGACCCGGGCTGAGCAGCGCGAACAGAATGGCGGGGGTCAGAATCTTGGGACCGGTGATATCCATGATAGCAGATACTATCTACCGAGAAAATTGTCGGACAAACTCGGCAAAGTTGTGGAAGGATGCCTTGTTCATCAGCGTGCTGTTGAGATGGTTATCCTCGAGGTACTGACGGAGGGACATCCACATGTTGAGGACATCCTCCGAGTGCCAGTCGTGCCAGTCCGTCGGGCTGAGCATAATCTCATGGTCCTCCTGCTCGTCGTAAGCCTCATCGACGTCGTCGCCGTTGAAGAGAGCGTTGTCACTATACTCGTTGTTGACACCCATTTTTGGTTTCTACTTGTTTTTCTTACGTCTCGTGTGTTTAGATAGGTGGAGGCGTGCCCGAGTCCAAGAGGCGCGAAGCGCCTCTTGTCCACGCCTCCTTCGCCGCGTAGCCTGTTGTCTACTGGCACACACGGCGATCACTGGTCACTTCGCGACCAGTGACCTTTAAGCGGCTTTCTTGACGGTGATGGTGTTGCGCTCCTTGACTGGGGCGTGGTCGACGATGATCTGATACACCTGCTCAACCTTCGTATCGTCACCGCTGAAATAGGCACGCAGACCCGCCAGGATGACATTCTTCGTGATGCTGCCACGGGACTCTTTGGTGTGCAGGGAAACCTTCTCCTGATTCACCTTGACCGTGTCAACGTCCTGAGTCTCCTTAATCTCCTTCATGTGGCCCTGGACCTGTGCCCTGAGCTCCTTCTCGCGCTTATTCAATACAGCCATGTCTTTCCTCGCAGCAGCAAGCTGGTGCTTCAGGGAGAGCCATTCAGTCATGACGGCCTTAAAGTCGTCCATTTGTTAGTTAAAGTTGTTTATTTTTTAAGTGCCAATCTCACGTCAAGTTGTTCCCGTCCCGGGTTGACCCCGGGTTGACAATGTCAAGTTGATCTCTACTTCTCATAGCTGTTCTCAATCTCGAACTTGGGGCGCATCGTGTCCGGAGGAATGGTGGACAGGTTAAAGATGCTCACTGCGTCGCGGGGGTTGGGTGGCTCGGAGCGGAAGTCGCGGTTCGCGTTACGCAGGTTGCCACCGATCGTCTCGGGGAAACCAATCTGGGCACGCGGGTCCAGGAAGTTCTGACCAGACAGGATGGCGTCTGGAGAAAACTGACCGAAATCCTCGGTCGTCACAACCTCCTTGGGGATCAGACCCACGTTGGTGTTGTCATACACTGGCA